TAAACTGCCCTGCGCCACGGGTAGCGTTGCCCTTAAACACAGCAACACCTGATCCGTTAGGGTCTAAATCAATGTCTGCGTTGCTCGTAGTAACAAGATCGTTACCGTTGAGGTCAAGGTCTCCTCCTAGCTGAGGCGTTGAGTCTTCAGATAAGTTAGAAAGGTATGACCCAAAATCGCTAACTTGGCTTTTTGTAATTGATAAGGCCGCTTGATGCTGGGTAACAGACGCTTGTGTAATGTTAGCATTAGGCACATTAGCCCACGTTACTGCTGACGTAAGGTTGTTTGATTCTGTGTAGCTTGTTAAATAACTTGACAGATCAGGCGGCGTATAAGTAAAAACCCCACTACTGTTGTTGTACGCAATAGCTCCGTCACCACTTGCTGAGGCTTCTGCCCCTACAGAAAGGTCTGTTAAAGCAATACCGCTACCACCTCCACCGCCTCCTCCAGATACCGACCCCGGCTCAAATCTGTTATTTGTTGTGTTCCAAATAAGAGCTTGACCATTAGAAATACCACCTGTAGCCACGTCAGTTAAATCACTAACTGAAGTAGCACCACGGTGTAAAACAATGTTACTTCCTTTGCCGTTGCCTTTTTCAACCTTAGCTAGTGGCAACGAAACAGTTTGAGAGGTGCCGTCTGATAAGTTAAAGGTTAGACTGCCATCAATTTTGTCGCTTTCTATTTTTGAAACACTAGCGCCACTTTTTCCTTGTAGACCAGTGTCTCCTTTTTTGCCTTCAAGACCTTGCGCCCCTCTTTCGCCTTTAGGACCGGCTGGGCCTTTGTCCCCTTTAGCCCCTGCCTCTCCTTTTGGGCCTTTATCGCCTGTCGGTCCGGGATCTCCTTTAATTGATCCTAGTTCTGTAGCAATTTTAGCTAACGCCGCTGCAACAACTAACTCAGACATAACTTACCCCACCAACTGGTCTAAAAGACGCTGTTCAATTTGTGCGTTAGGATTTTCTTTAGGTAACTCTTTTGGTTTGTTTTTATCAGAAAGTTCTTTTTCTTTTAACGCTACCTCAGCAATCTTTAGCCTGCGCTCAAACTCTTTGTCATCTGCGTCACCCTCTTTCAAGTTGCGTGTGATTGCCTCAATCTTTTCAATCTCAAGCTCCTGTGGTGCAAGCTGAGACTCAATAGAGTACTTACCTGCTCTTGCCTGAGACTCTGACGCTTGTCCTTGTAGTGCTGCGGTCTGTGCTTGCTGGAACTCAAGCTGTGCTTGTTGTGCCACTTGAGCCATCTGCTGTGCCTGTGGATCAGGCTGACCTGCTTGTTGCATCGCTGCTATAAGCTCCTCACGGTTACTGAGGTTCATGTTATCAATGATGCTCTGGATAAGCACAGGGTACAGTGGACTGTCTTGTTGCATGGTCTGCAAGAGTTGCACCAACTGTGTAACCTCGTACTCACGGGCAATAATACCTAGAGTACTCGTAGCGTTGAACTTGTAGTCAGCTACGGGGTAGTTATCAGGGTCAAACTGCATGTACCTGTGTGCAGCTTTGGTTACAAACGGTAACAGGAACGACTGTTGAAAGTTTATTAGAGTACGCTTATGACGCTTAATAATAGCACCAAGAGACATACTAATACCAGCAGCGGTTGCTTCGCCATTGACTTGCCCTGCAATACCTGCGGAATCCACGGCTCCAGTTGCTTGTTGCACCATTTGTTGAAGGCTTGCAGCTTGTGCAAAGGTAATTTGACCCACTTGACCAAAGTTGAAAGGTTGCAGTACTTCACGAGGATCTCCGTTAGTTAGTATCATTTTACCGGGGCGTACTTCTGGTCTAGCGCCTCTAGGGAGCCTAGTAGCGTCAATAGCCAGCATGGGGTGAATAGTGAGTGACAAGGCGTCAATACGTGCTCGTAGCTCTGTGTCTAGAGCTTTCTGAGAATTATAGCCCTTCTCACACACACCACGGCCCCAGAATCTTCCGGGTACTACGTCCCAGGGAAACGCAACAATAGGTCTATCGTTCATCATGTAAGGGTTAGCTTCTGCCTTCAGAAGAGTACCACCGTTGGCTATAACGACTATAGCCTCAACGTAACGTGAGTCTTCTTCTACGTCTACGTCTTCAGCCTCTAACAACTCACGAGGCACGAGTCCGTAGTACTTTGTTAACCTCACTTTGTCGTCGTTGTACAGAGACATATCTTGGTCAGGCTCTAGGTCACTGTCGGGAGCAGCAGACTCAATCACAGCCTCCTTGTATACTCCTTGCTCCTGTAGCATCTCTACGCTGTGCTTAGACACAAACTCGTCTATAGCGACACCTAGGGCATCCTCTACGGACGTAGCTACAGGGTCAATCAGGAAGTTCTGAGGCAACACAGGCTTTAGCTTAACTACAACCCTGTCGGTAATGTTGACACCCACTGCGGTCAACTGTCCGTCCATGAGTGGCTGAGTAGCCGGAGCCATTTCCTTAATTTCTTCTAGCGTTATTTCACCCATGCCTGTGCCAAACACAGCAGAGTTAATCAAGCACTCAGCGACAGCCTTACGTACCTTACAAGACTCAAAGTCTTCTGTGAGCTTCTTACGGAGGTAAACTATGTCTTGAGGGTCTTGGTCGTTAGCGTCGTCTTTTATGTCAAACCACTTGCCTCTACCAAACGTGGCTTCTTCTAGCTCTGCTACGTTAGACTCTACAGCCTGTTGTAGTGCAGGAGATATTATCCTAGACCGCTCAGAACCTCTCTCAGAGTCAGTAGGATCCCATTGTCCTCGCCAGAGCCTGTAGTACTCTTCAAACTTTTGCTCGTAGTTTGACTCGTAGTGGTCACGCCAGTTTTCACACTTGGTCATCACCCACTCTTCCAGAGACTCCTCAATCATCAGAGGGTCTGGGCTGTAAATATCTTCTGCCATCTTGGGTTCCTTAAAGTACGGCAATAGTGTACCCTAGTGTAAAAAACACTAGAGCACTGATTGCGTATATTCCGTAGGTATTGAACGGTCTGAAAACTCTCATTTAGTATCCTGCTATTACGTCTAGTACTTCGTGGTCATCTATTTCAAATTCGTAACTGTACGCTACTTTAGCTACTTGGTCTATGTACGCCAAGGCGTCAATCAAGTCATCGTGAGTCAGGGCATCAGGAAACTGGAACAGTTGGTCCAAGAACCTAGCGTTCCAATCTCCTTTCTTTAGGGTTACAAAGTTGTTTTCAAATCGCCCCTGTAGCGCCCACATAACCCTGTCAGTCTTCTTTTTGTTACCGTGGGTTAACTCTTCTACCCTGAAGAACTGCCCGTAGCGCTTCATGAGGTCCATCAGAGGACTCATCACGGCTTGCTTTGCGATTCCTCGTTCAATACCAACGCTGAGGGGTCTGTAGTCTCTAACGGCCTGAAAAATCTTGGTGGCAGTCTCGTTAAGATCCCACCTCCCATGTATAATGTTATCAACGTACCAACCATCAGTACCAACTTTAACAACAGCGATTGCGGTTTCATCAAGTTTACTGTTCTTCGTCCGTTTCTTGTTTACGTCCTCAAATCCAGCGAGGTCAACTGCGATGTAGTAGTCTCCTTCGTCTGGCTCTTCTCCAAACTGGACCCACTCTTCTTTGAACATCTCTGAGCCTCTGGCTTCAAACGAGGCCATAAACTCTTGTCTGAAGGCGTAACTTGACATTGACTTCTTCGCCATGTTGATTTCAGACGGGTCCAAGATTGGGTTGTCGTAGCTGGTGAAATGCCAGCCCCTGTAAGTCTCATCGTCACCTAACTCTGCGTACTTGTACAATTCGTAAAAGTGATTACGTCCCATAGGCGTACCTATGAACATCGCTGAACCCTTTTGGTCAGCTAGTGCTGGACGGAGGATCTGCTCCCATACGTCAGGCTTCATGTCTGCGTACTCGTCCATCACGAGAAACTTCAAGGACACACCACGCATTGTCTCTGGCCTATCGGCTCCTTTGAGACTAATCGTGGCCCCGTTGACCAGCTTGATCTGCAGGTTGTTGATGTGAGAACCTGAGATTACAGGGTGTCCTAGCTCCATCAGGGTCTGCCACATGATGTCACGGGCTTGTCCCTGTGTGGGCGCAACGTAAAAAACTTGCCCTTTGTCTGTCTGTAGGGCGCTGATAATTAACATCCACGCTGCTAGACGAGACTTCCCTGTCCTTCGTCCAGCGGCTACTACCTTGAACCTTGTTGGGTCAGAGTAAACTTCCTGCTGCCACGGCAACAGTTGTACGTTTAGGTCTGTCAACCGTTAGTCTACCCACTTCCTGTCTTCTTCGTCGTAAACACCGTCGTTGTTGGTGTCACACACTCGTCTCCACATAATCATGTCAAAGGTCAAACCTTCGTGCCACGGTACGTAAGCCTTACACCACTCGTGTGAACCTTGCTCTACTTCGTCAGTACCGTCTTCATCTGGAACGTAGTCTCTTGTAGACCAAGGAGACTGAGCACGAAAGATTACGTCGTCGTTGTTCATTTCCTGTTTGCTAAACATAGAACTGTTACTAATGTAAATTTCTTGTCCTTTTTCTACTGTGTACGTAGAGCCGTCCTCGTAGTTAATAACTGTTTGACCAAAAGCCATAGAGGAAAACAGAAAAAGAGAGGCTAATAAATATTTAATCATTGGGTTGTTTCTCCTAAGAGGTTTAGAGATGTTAGTGCTTCTGTAAAATCCTTAGATCCACCAAAGTGGTAAAATACTTGAGGTATAGAACGCTTACCTGTCATCGTTTCTACCAAGTCCCACCCAGCTTGACCGGGAGGTATCTCAACGTACTTGTAGTCCATGTTGAGTTGTTTTAAAGTCTTCTTGGTTCTCGTACAAGCGGGACACCAATCAGCACCTAAAAAAGTAATCATGTTAGTATACCCAGATCACCGGAGCAGAACCCCGTGTGTCTACGTGAATAAAGTCACTAGCAACGCCTATACCCGTAAAGCCCATCTGAAGCGCCTCTCTTATTATACTGTACCGTTGAGCAGAGTTAGTTATTTTTATGTCTGCTGCTATTCCTTGCGAATGAGTACCCGGTACATCTTTTTTAGCTTCTATGGGGTGGGTAGGGCTACGAAAGCCACTAGTGATAACAAAAGGAAAACCACAACGATCCCTGAGTTCATCTACTAGTTCCATGAACTCAGGTTCCATGTTGTTCTCACCTGTGTGTTGACAGTTGAACTCAGCTACTGTGAAGTATCTCAAGAGGTCTTAGTCCTCAAGTACTCAAAGAACAGTGAAGATTGATCCTCTGCTTCGTCAATCAACGAGTTCACCCTCAATTGTGCTACTCTCTGGATAGCCATCATCAACTGTTGCGCTTCCAACCCCAGTGATATTAATCTGGATCGCACTTCTGCCTCCATCTTTGGTGACCTCCCTCTCAAATGCACCAACAGGTAGTACCCTGTCCATTACTAGTTTCCAAGCTGCTGCTTGATTCTTGTGATCGTGGTCCAGAGCAGCATCAAATATGGTCTCTAAGACCTTTGCTGACTTAGGACTTGCTAACATACGAGCCTTGTACTCGTTAATTATCGCTGCGTCACCCTTGGGTCGGCCTCTGACACCTCTACCACCCTTAGATTTAGCTGATATCTCTTTCTTTTTTGGTCTACCCCTAGACCTCTTACGTAGGTTTATCTCTTTTCTAGCTGCTGCTTGGGCTTCTAGGGTGTCAGTCTGAGAGTCACTCTCGTTTTCAGTTGACATTCTCCTGTTTCCTTGTGTTTAACGCTAGTTCGCATGAGTCCCCATATCTAGGTGTCACATAAGAGGGGATCTATACGAACTATTAATAGTTAACTGAGACCCGCATCTGTGTAACTAAATACAACCTAGTATATACTGTATATTATACCATACTTTTACTCAAAAGTCAAGCATTATTTATGTTAATATTACACAAAGTATACTATGGACACCTAAGATTTACCTTTGTTGCCCCGCCTCTGGGTAAACACGAGGTAAAACATAGGGTTAAACAGTAGTTAAATACACCTGTTTTTACCCTATTTTTAGCTAATTTAACCTTTTGGTGTACAGAGGTAGGTACAACAATAATTAACACAAGTCAATCCCCTCCCCCCGTGTCAACACGAGGCCCACCCCAAGTTATCCACAGGTTACACACAGGCGCAGAGTTATCCACAGGGCCAACATAAGTTATCCACAGGCTCCAGAGTTGGCACACTTATTGCATAGGCAAAACTCATGCCAACACGGGGAGATGTAACATGTGAATATTCACGTTGACACGAGTGTGTGAACCAGTGTAGGTGCCTATGGCACACCGCAAGCATACAACAGGTTGGGCAGTCAACAGTTAAACAGTGGTAATATTTACTGTACATCCCCAGAGATTCGCGTATAGTAGTTACCAGTGGGCATCTGCTACGGTGTCCACGATTAAACCAACGCACCATAAAGGAGACACAGCAATGTGTAAACAAGCAGGGCGTACAGTTGTAGCGCCAACAAAGAAAGGCGCTCGGGTTTGGCTACAGGGACTTGAGTTTCTGGGATGGGCTGGCGGTACACGGTACAACGTGGAGTTTCACGAGGGTTACGTGACCCTCTCACGCTGTGCAGATGGCAAGCGTAAAGTGACGCCAAGCAAAGGCGGTGTGATTGATCTGGAGTCAAAGAAAATTGCACAGGTGTTTGAGGGTTGCGTACAGGTTGCGTACCATGTAAACTCCGACACCATCAACGTATTCAAATTGACCTTGGAGGGTTAAACCATGAAACTACGACAGATAGCAAGCAACATGACAGAAGTCACCACAGAAAAAGGACAGATACTGTTTTCATATGAGACACCAGTGGCGGCTATTCTATGTAAAGCTCCGGAAGGCTTAGACGAATGGTGCACAGTGGTCAGGACTAGCCACAAGTGGAGTCAAACCACAAGCCGACATATCAACAAGTGGTTGGACGGTTTAACAGCAACAGAGCGCCCACAAGCGTTCTTTGATAACCTAGTGTAAACGGAGAGTAAAACTATGGAAAATGTAACACACAAGAAAATCCTAGGCCGTTCGTTCATCATTCGTAAGCGTACGCGAGACAGTAAGCCGTTCAGCTACACCCGTGGACCTTGTTTCCACATCGTTAACGCTGGGTACTGGTACTTCAGCGTCAGCGTACGCAAGCCACAGCGCAAGGTAAACATTTCAATTACTGACAAATAGGGGGTTGCGTTAGTGGTGAACCTAGGGTACGCTCTGGGTTCACTGCTAAAACAACCAACCAACAGAGGGTAATACTATGGACTTAGAAAACGAAGTGTGCGAGCCGTTCATCGGTGCAGACGGTACAGATTACGAGGGCTTGAGCGCCCACATTGCACGCAATGACAACGAGCGTTACCCGTACCGTGTGCGTTTCTTTGATGACGGGGTGGAAATAGATGCGTTTCAGTGCTTCTGCCCAAATATATATTACGCCATGAACGCCGCTAAGGGTTTCGCAACAGGCGAGGGGAGGATATTTTAATGGAAACGGTATTTGTAGTGCAAGGGTACGACTTTGGCGGTGACACAAGAATCCTGGTTTTTAGGTATCTGGAAGATGCCAAGCGGGAAAAGTTTGAGATGGAAAAAGAGTTTGAATTTGTTGACCTTGACGAGCTGGAGGTAATGGACTGATGAAACCCACAGTTTTGTTTCTGTTCAATCACAGTCACTACGCCATGCTCCCGTGGTTGCAGAGCGAGCGCTACAACGTGGTGACTGTGGACTACAGCGACACAGACCACTCCGGTCACCACCTAATGCAGACGCACGGTCACGGGTTCATGCGTCTGAACATTGACCTAAGCAGGACTGACGCAAAACAAGAGGTAGACGCTGAACTGTCTGGCCTTAGCTTTCGTTCGCCCAGCGTTGTCATTTCGTTTGCCCCGTGTACTGATCTGGCGGTGTCTGGTGCGGCTCACTTTGAGCGTAAGAGACAGGCAGACCCAGAGTTTCAAACTAAGGCTGTACGCATGGCGAGACTAGCGGAGCAATGGGGAGTACCTTACGCAGTGGAGAACCCTGTGAGCGTTCTGGCGACCTTGTGGCGTAAACCTGACTTTACGTTTCACCCTTGCGACTTTGCGAACTACTGTCCTGACGGTCCACACCCAGAGTTTCCTGGCGTCATTCCAGAGAAAGATTTGTACAACAAAAAGACTTGCTTGTGGACGGGTAACGGGTTTATACTCCCCCAGAAGTCAGGGTTACCAGCACTTGCTCACGATAATCCTGGT